ATAAAATGATTCAGTGTATAATTCTTTCTTGATCCTAAAGTTAGATCGTCAGCAATATCATAAAGTTTTGCTTTCACTTTGTTTTTGCCTTTTCTTAGGACTCTACCAATACTCTGAAGGTTTCTAATACGAGATTTGGATGGAGAGGCAAAGATTACATTGTGTAGATTCTTAATATTGATTCCTGTACTGAATGTTCCATAAGAAGCAACAATGATGGCATCATTCTGCTGCTCTGTGATTTCCCTTACTTGTTCTCTGTCTTCAGCATCTACACCGCCATGAACAAAGAATACTTTTCTTCCTTCTTTGACTTTTTTATTTATCATGTCAAAAAGTATGGCACCATGTGCCTCAACTCTACTGTAGAGAATCAAAGTATTACCTTTTAAATCAATAGCAAGATTAGTGATAAAGTTGTTTCTTTTCTCATGACCAATTAAAAATTGAATCTCATCTTCATAGGTGTCAAACTTCTTTGGTTTATATTTTAGAACAAGACATTGAATATCAAGAGTGGCAAGGTGTCCCTCATCAATTAGTTTCTTGGTTTGAGTCACCTTGTATGATGGACCAAACAATCCCTCTAAGACCCATTTATGGGTCTGTGTGCCATCTAAAGTTCCTGTGAAACCATATCTATACTTCGCATGATGTAACTTGTCCATAATACCTACGAGAGACTTACTTTTAAAAAGGTGTGCCTCATCACCAATTACTACATCATATGCTTCAAAAAACTTTCTATCTAATTGATAGACAGACTGCCATGTTGTGATAGTTACTTCATTAGTATTGACTCGTTCTCTACCTGCATAGATCCTATGACAGTGATTCTCAGCATCCCATCCATAATCCTGGAAGTCTTTGAACATCTGCTCTACAAGAGATGTAGTTGGAACTACAAGTAATATCTTTCTACCAGCATTAACATGAAATCTAACAATAGTGTAAATCATAAATGACTTACCAGATGCAGTAGGAGAGATGAGCAGTTTTCTATTATATCTCAATGCATCATGAACAGCATCAATCTGATAGTCTCTTGGTTTTAATGGTGTAATTGCTTTCATAAAGTCTTTCACACCTTCTTCTGAAATCATTTCATTGACTTCAAATGGGGGACCATAAAATTTGTTGTCTTCAAATTGATATGAGTATCCTGATTGCTCACAGAACGCAACAACTTTATCAAGAAGACCAACATAGATCCTCTTGGTTTTCATATTGAATAGATGAACATACCCATCCCAATACTTACTTCTGTATTGGGGCATAAATTTTTTGTTAGGGACTTCAAAAGTGAATCTATCTCTTAACTCATATTCAATATGAGGTTCTGTTTTTACTTGTAGATAGACTTCATTGATCTTTTGAATAGTCAAATCTGCCATGATAAAACCTTCACCTAACAGTATTTATCAGGGATTTGAGAAACTGTGCTCCAATATAATTCTGTAGAAGTGGTCTCTCATGGTCATGAGATCCTCTTGCTCTAGTGGTTCTCCACCAGACCACTTGTCTACTGCTTGCTTAAGACCTGTATGCACAATGCGAACTGCCTCTATTGGCAGTTCAATTCTGTAATACTGATCGTCTTCCATTAACCTAAACCTGAGGTGAAACGCATAAACTCAATAGAGTTTTTTATTTGATAAGTTCTATTAGTTATCTGTTTAAGTATTTCTTCAAGATACCTTAACATAGTTTCATAATAATCAATTTTTAGAGATATACTGGAGAGTTTCTCATCTGCATCCAAATATTTCTGCATTGTATCTTTATCCCTTATCTTTTTTGGAAAGGGATTCTCAACATATACTTCTGGGTCAGCTTTACCAGAGAAGTATTCATAACGTTCATGTCTTATGTTTTTTCTTTGCTGCTCTGCTTTCTTTCTTAGCAGATAGATGTTATTATAAATTTCATAATATTTGGAATGTAAGACTGGAATGTTCAAAGACTCAGTGTGTAAATTATCTGGGTCTATTTTTGCATCCTTCTCCCACATCTCCTGAATCTTATCAAGAGTAATCATACAAATCCGCTACCTTTAACAATAGTATAGTTCAAATATTTAAATGAGACTTCAGCAGTGAAGTATTCTGTATCAGACATTGTAGCATCAAATTGAATTGTGCTCAAGGAAAATGGAAATAGATCACTAAATTTAACTTTAAAGTTCTCATTTTGCATGGCATCAAGTATAGTCAATGTTCCATCTGAATAGATGTTCATTGTAGAACTTTGACCTGACCCTCTTGCATTTCCTGTTGTTTGATTTTGTAAATCATAAATTTCTTGTAAACTCTCAGGGAAACCAAGACCTCTCATCCAATTTTGAATCTCCTGATAATTTTGAAGATCCTCATCAACTAAAAATCTTAAAGTAAGATCTTCAAAGTCAATAATTTCACCAGGCAGAGGAATATCTTTAAGACCAGGAGTTGTTTGCACTGTTGTCCTTAAAGTCATTCCAGGAATATTAACAGCATTACCAAAGAAAGTTACCTTTGGTGCTCTTGCAACTTGAAATCTAAAACCCTGAGGTTGTAGAAAATTCCTGTTCTGTAAATCATTTCTAGTTAGAGATGCAACTGTGCTTCTAGTTGCCTGCCTAGTTCTTACTTCTGTATTAGGCATAATGTTTTTGACTATTTATCCTAATAATAAAAAAGACCCCCTTGTAGGGGGTCTGTAAGGACATGTGGGACATCCTGCCCCACAACAACCAGAATCACATGAGGTTCTTAACAAGAACTCTTCTGTAGTAGCGGTTGGAGTTAACTCTGAGTCTACCAAGACCAGCAGTTGTGCCTTCAGCAAAGGGGTTAGCAACAAGACCATATCTGGTCTTAAAGCCAATCTTGGGCTGGAAGGTGTTCTCTCCAACTGCACGTACCATCTGAAGGGGTACATATGGGCAGTAGAACAGACCTGCATCATAAGGGGAAGAACCCTTATAACCAACAACATAATACTGGTTACCAGAGTTGCTAGAAGTGTTGTTAGCAGCCAGGTTAGCAGAATATGGGTCAATGTAAACTCTGAACTTACCATTGATTGTACCAGCAAATGTGTTGCCAGTGTCATCAACATTCAGGTTTGCATTCAGGGCAGGGGTATAATCCAGGATACCAGCCATGGTCAGTGCAGATGCTACATCAGCAGAGCACATGACAATGTTGCCCTTTCCTCTTCTTGTTCTTTGAGCGATTGCATTAGCATCTCTCTCAATTTGGAACAGAAGACCCTTGAACTTCTCAACAGACCATCTACCATTGGAGTCAACATCCAGGTCAAACTGACCAGCAGTTGCTACATTGGAGACAGCACCTTGCTCAGCAGACTTGTAGATAGTTCTGATAACTTCTCTGTTGATCTCAGCAAGGATCTCAGTGGAGAGAATGTTAGCAAGTTCTGCTTCAGCATTCAGACCATGAATTGCCTTCAGGTCCTGTGCAAGCTCAAGACTGTACTCAGCCTTCAGTGCTCTTGACTTAGCAGTAACAGTGACTTTCTCAATAGAGAAGGCCATCTCATTGAACTGATTACCTGTGCCATTGCCCAGATTCTCAGCATCACCAGTTGCCATACCCTGACCAACATTGTAGTCAGTGTTTGAACCACCTGAACCAACAGGGTTAAGAACAGATGGGTTGGTGCCAACTTGACCAGTTGTACCCAGACCAGTGGCTTTATCAGCCATGCCACCTTCCAGGTTGAAGCCATCATCCTGACCAGAGAATCCAGAATCAGGCTCATTGTAGAATGCTTCAGTTCCAGATTGACCTTCATATCTGGAGCGCATTGCAAAGATCAGTCCAGTAGGACCAGACATTGGCTGAACACCAGCCAGATCATATGCAACCAGGTTAGGCATTGCACGTCTGATCAGTGAGATCAGAACAGGGTCAAAACCAGCAACAGGACCAGAGGCAGTGGCATTAGCACCAAAGCCAGCAGTTGTAGCGGGGTTACCAGTTGGTTGACCAGCAGCATTACCTGCCATTGTTGGCGTTTCCATCAGGTTAATACCTGAGTTAAACGCATTCTCTTCTCTTAAAAACTTTTCTTGGTTTTCCAGCAGGACAGCAGTAACAGCTCTTCTGTGTGAATCCTTGATTCCATCAAGACCTTCATAGTCCAGGAGAGGTGCCCACTTTTCCTGCAGATGCTCAGATTGGAACATTTGCTTTACCTAAAGGGGATTGTTTACAGTTTGAATTAATATTAAATTCAGTTTTGCTTGAAAGCACCCAGGCTTCTCAGATAGGTTTCCATTGTTGAGGAGACCTCAGCATTGGTGCTATCTACACCCTCAGAGAGAGTTTGAGCAGATTGGGTCTTTGCAGCAGGAGCTGTTCTGGAGAAGTATGACTCCTTCAGAGTTTCCAGCTTTTCACGATATTCTTCTTCACTTTCAAACTCCACACTTTCAGCAAGTGAGGCGAGCTTCTCCTTCTGGGTCTCAGCAAGACCTGAGGAAACTTGAGTCAGAACATCCTGTGCAGATGACTCAGCGAGTCTCTTGTTCAGTCCAATGTTCTTATCAATTTGCTCATTGAGCTTGGTTTCCATGTCATCAAGTTTTTCTACCATGCTTTCCAGCACATCATATTTGTCTTCAGGGATAGTTACATAATGTTCTTCAAAAAGACTCTTCATGCCTGAGAGGAAACTCTCAGTCATTTCAGATTTAATTCCATGTTCTACTGCCAGTTCATTCTCAGTCATCCACTCTTCGCAGACATACTCGAGATAGGCATCTACTCTTTCTTGAAGTGAGGTCTTGAGTTCTTCTCTTGACTCTTCAAGTTGAGCAGCATACTGGGATTCCAGGACATCCTGGATTTCCTTTACTTTTGAATTCAGAGCAGCTTCAAAGACAACCTTTGCTTTCTCTCTGAACTCCTCGGAGAGTTCTTCACCACCAAGGAGAGCATTGACATCTTCATCCATGTCATATGCTTCAGTTGTTTCTTCTGATTCAGCAACTACTTCTTCAGTAGAAACTTCCTCTTCTGCTACAACTTCCTCAGTTGCTTCTGTTTCTTCTTTGGACATTTTAGCCATACCATCTGCTTTCTTAGCACCCTTATTGACTACATCAGCCACTGTTTTAATTTTAGGTTCCTTAAGTTTAGCAGAATCATCATCTGGTTTGTAGTTCTCAGGTGAAGGACCACCAAGATCCTCATAAGAACCAGCTCCTGATGAATCCATTGGGTCTCCAGCTTTAGCACCAGAGTTTACCGCAGTTTTGGATTGTGCTGTCTTTACTTCCATTTCTTGTAGATCTCCACGAGACATTTTTAAAACTCTCCGATTGCCTGTTTTAAACTATATTTATTTATAAATTAAAACCTTTGATATCAAAGGTTATTCAAGAAGTTATTGAAAACTTCTAATTTTTTCTCATCCAGTTGTTTTTGATCAACTAGAGTATTGATTTCTTTGTATGTTTTAGCAGCAAGATTTTCTCTTAAGATGCCACCATCCCATACCCATTCCTTACCTTCCATAATGCCTTCAACAAAAGCATCAGGAGCAGATGGATCTGCAACAATGTCAGCAGCAGTTGCTAACATGAAGTCATCACCAACAATGTTTACTCCTTCTCTTGTTGGTTTCAATGAACCAATACCTCTGGATGAAACACCCAGTTTCACACCCTCATCAATAAGGGATGCTGCAATCTTGCCCATTGGTGTGCCAAGGAGTTTGGCCTTACCAATGAAGTTTGAACCACTCTCTTTAAGTGATACAATCTTGTGAGATACTCTATCAAGATTAACAGTAGGACCTTCTGGGTGACCCAGTTCTCCTAATGCTCTTCCTGACTTTACATGGTTTTCATTGTATCTTTGAACTTCCTTTCTCAGGACGCTCATAGGATACATTCTTCCATTTCTGTTCTGAAGGTCTCCCTGAAGGAAGATGCCCTCAATAAACATTGACTTCTTTCCACCAACAGATTCTACAATGAAGTCAACTGTTTCTATTTCTTCTCTGATTAGTTTCATTT